CGTTACGACTTCGGGGACAAGTGCCCCGGCTGGCGTAACGGCTAGTGCCAGCCTCCCGGTTCCCGGAATTCAAGCTAATTCCTTGGTGTCGGCGAGCGTGATCGCGGCTCTGACGAGTCTCCCGGCACCGGCCGTCTCGGCGGGCGGAAGTGCCACGGCGCTACCTGGCGCGGTGTCAGCGGCGGCCAGCCTTCCGGTTCCGTCACGGAGCGCGGGAGCCACGGCGGCCCCGGCGGCGGTGAGCGCTACAGCGGTACTCACAGCCCCCCAGGTGCAGCTTGGTGCCATCACGAGCGCCACGGCGGTGAGCGCGGCAGCGTCCATCCCCGGCCCGTCTGTGACTGCTGTAGCGGGGGCCACGGTCCACCCGGCCGCCCTCGTGGCGACGGCGAGCCTACCGGCCGCGCATGCGTCGGTCAGCATGACCGCGCACCCGAGTGCGATAAATGCGGTGAGCGCGATACCGGCATCCCAAGTCCGCGTGAGCACCACGGTAAACGCGGCTGTTGTCGTGGCTGCCGTCAGACTCGGACTTTCGTCAATCATTGCCAGCGATTACGGAAGTTCGGATGTCACGAGCGGCCCGCTCGAATACGGCACGGTGATGAGGGTTCACGCGCCTATGTCAACCGTGGGAGAAGGTCAACCGCCATCAAGCGAAGTTTCTAGTGGCATTGCGCCAGAGAGTTTCTGAAGATGTCATATGAAGTAGGCAGCCTTTACCGGACAACTCTTGCCGTCCGCGATGCTAACGGAAATCTTACAGATCCGGCTACCCAGGTTCTCACGGTAACGCTGCCGGATCAGACGACCGGAACCCCGTCGATAGTCCATGACAGCACAGGAAATTTCCATGTTGACTACGCCTTTCCGATGGAAGGGCTCTACCGGCTGACGTGGACCACCACCGGCCCGGTTACCCAGCGAACCGACTATGTCAACGCTGCCATGTGGCGATCGATTCTCGGTATCGATGAAACCAAGGTGTTTATCAACGACAGCGACGCTGACAAAGATCCCATTCTGCGGCAGATTCTTTCGGCCGCGCTTGAGGAGGCGGAAAAGATCGTGGGCGTCTGCGTGCCCAGGCGGTTTGTTGACGAACGGATTCCCGGCTCCGAAAAGCAAGTTCTCCGGATGCCTCACGGCCCGCTGCCCGACGAGAACGCGGTTGAAACGATCACGTCGGTTTACCCTGGCGGCCCGTCGTGGACGAGCGATCAGCTAATCGTCTACCCGGACTCGGGAACGGTTGAGGTTTCCAGCCTCTGGGTGCCGTTCTGGTACGGACCTTGGAAGGCGACTTACACGGCCGGGCGCCGGGTCGTCTCGGAGTCTATCCAGTTGGCCGTCAAGGAAATGGTTTACGACATGTGGTCTATTCAGCGGCCTTACGGCGCTAACGCGCTTGAGCCTGGCCCCGAGGATACGGCCCGCTGGGAGCAGATGATTGCCTCTTACCAGATTCCGCCGCACGCTAAAGCGCTGCTCGGCGGGGAAGAGCAACCGGGATTCGCCTAAGATACGGCGAATCAGAGGGGTACCGACGTGAAAGTAACCTCGATCGATGACGTAATACTGGCCCTGGTCAGCGCGCTACAGGGCGCGGTGGCCTATCCGGTTTTCGATGGCCCGCCGAGCAAGCTACCGCTGCGCACCGATGACCGGTTCCTCGCTGTCGGCGCTGAGCAGATCGACGAGCAGACTGACCCGGTTGACAGCGCGGGCATGGACCAGGAATGGCGTGGCCTGGGCAACCGGGCGCGGTACGAGACGCTGCGCGTCAACTGCGTGGCAATCGGCAGGGCAAAGACGATAGCCGACGCCCGCGCGGTAGCTATGGCCGTGCTCGGAGACGTGGGGTCAAACCTCAGTATCCATCCCACTCTTGAAACCTATAGCGCGCTGGTATCCACGGTTACTGCCGTGCGTTCGCACAACACTACAGGTGGCGCTGTAGTTCAAATTCAGTTCATCATAACCGCGAACGCGCGGCTGACCTGAGAGAAGGAAACACATGGCGCTCAAGCGTTATGTCGGCCCGTACGCGGAAGTGCGCGTCGTGATTCACGGAAATGAGCTTGGCAACGTGGTTAAAGGCGGGTCAATCGTCATTCCCGACGACCTGGCCCAGATGGCGACGTGGCCAGCGGATGAGTGGGAAGACGGGGAATCGAAAGCCCCGGCTGGCGACAAGGCGGGAAAGGATAACAAGTAATGGCTACTGGCTCTGGTCTTGACTCTCAGCTTGTGGTCGCAACGGAGTCGACCGTAGGCACCATCAACGTTGCAACCAAACTTCAGTATGTGCCGTTTAACTCGGCGGAGCTGACCTATGACCCGTCCTATATCGAGAACGCCAGCATTATGGCCGGTGCCCGGTTCAAGGACGTCGCCCAGGTCGGAATTGCGCGTAAGGCGGCGTCGGGGAAGATTGAAATCCCCGTAATGTTCAACGGTTTCGGCTGGTGGATGAAGCATATCCTCGGTTCTGCTGCCGTCCCGGCGGCCGACGGTACAGGCGGAGCTTTCAAGGGCGTTTACGCCCCTGGTGGCCTGAAGGGTCTTTCCTTTACCGCGCAGGTAGGCAAGCCGGAACCGGGTACCGGCACCATTCAGCCGCGCACTTACAACGGCTGCAAGGTTACCGACTGGGATCTTACTTTTGCCGATAACGCGGTGACCTTGCTAGCGGTTTCGGTTGATGCCTGGAATGAAGATCAGGCGACGTCCCTTGTCAGCCCCGTTACCTTCCCGGTTGGGAACCAGGCGTATAACTTCGCTCAGGTGAACCAGTTCCTTACCGCTCAGAACAACGACCTCAGCAAGGTCTCCGCGGCGTCTAACGTCATGACAACGACTATGACCGGCACCAACGCGGTTCCGTCGGTTGCGACTAAGCTGACGCTTTCCGGTAAGGCATCGCTGGCGACTGAGCGCTACGGCCTGGGAAATGCAGGTGTGAAGAAGGAGCAGCTGGAAAATGACTTCTTCGAGATCACCGGGGCGTTTGAGGGTGAATACGACGCGGCCACGTGGGAGACGCCGTTCAGGAACGGTGACACAGTCGCAATTCAGTTGACGTCCACCGGCCCGACGATTACAGGTTCTTCGCCGAGCGTGCCTTACATGATTGACATCCTGATTCCGGCTGCCAAGATTACCAAGGCCCCGGCCCCGGTTTCCGGCCCGGACATCGTGCAGGTTAGCGGGGAGTTCACCGTCTACGACCCTAACAAGGGCTCTGGCGCAACTGACTGCCCCCCGATTCAGGTCACTATCCGGTCTACGGATATTGCGACCGCATTCTAATAGCTGAAGTGACCGGCCCCCGCCTTTACCGGCGGGGGTTTCAGCGTACCCGTATTAATCTTCCCAGACTACCTAAGGATTTTTTCCATGCCGTACATCAACATCAACAAGTGCGCGAACTGCGGTATCAAGCACCAGTGGCTTTTCGACGCTCCGACGCTGAAGGAACTCCGCGACATCAAGAAGCTTACCGGCATGGGCGGCAACGCCTTCACCCAGGCATCCGAAGACGGCGACCCCGAGGCGCTGGCCGCGCTGATCTACGTGCTGCACAAGCGCGACAAGATCACGCTTCCTTTCGACGACGTGGATCTCGACTTCAACGAGCTTGAGATTGAGCCAACCGAAGAGGAGAAGGCGGCTGTCGAGAAGGAGGCGGCGGCAGGCGAGCAGGGAAAAGCAAGCCCTTCGACCGGGAGTGGGACGACAAGAAAGGCGGGCTGAGAGCCCAGGTTATCTGCTACGCGACCGGTCTCTGGGAGCTGTTCGGGATTAACTATCTCGATGCCTGGGATCTGGCTGCGTATGACTTTTTCGCGCTGACCGACATCGTAGACCGGAAGGTACGGGAAGCGGAAAGGGAGAACCGCCGTGGCCACAACTGAGCAGGCAGCCTTGAAGAAGGCGGCTCAGATTATCGCCGACCGGGCGAAGAGCATTGCGGCCCGGTTCTCCAAGCGTATCCCGGCTTCTATCACGGTCACGCTGCGCGGCATGAACGCCTCCATATCGGCTGGGGGGTCTGAAGCCCCCCAGGCCGGGATGTTTGAGACTCCCCGCGCACGCCACCCTCTTTTCGGCAACGACAACTTTTGGTACACGCAGCCGTATCGCCCGTTTCTCGAAGAGGCAGCAGAGCAGGTTGGCGACCAGGCTATGCAGGAATTCGCCGATGAGGTTATCAAGCAGGAACTAAGCAAGTACAGAATCTGAGGTAATCCGCAATGGCAAATACCCGCAGGGTTACCCTCGGAGTCTTCGGCGATATCCACGATCTTCAGGCCAAGCTTAACTGGGTCAAGTCCCAGAAAGACAGCCTGGAAAAGGACAAGGTTAACGTATCCGTCGATGCGGATACGCAGAAGGCGGGCGTAGACCTCGATAAGCTGCGGGAAAAGCTTGTCCTTCTGACCTCCCGGACGAACAACTTCAAACTAGGCGCTGACGACAAGCAGGCCGCGGCCCAGCTTGACGGCATCAAAGCCAAGCTGACGACCCTGAACGCAAAGGTGGTAAACCCGCGGGTCAGCGTCACCGGAGCGGCCCGCGCTCTGGCGGACCTTTCCGCTGTTGACGTGGCCCTGGACAAGATCGATGGCAGGAACGCCACCGCTGACGTCAAGACCAATACCAAGACCATCGGTAGCGGCGGCGGTATCAGCGGCAAGGCTGGTGCACTCGGCCTGCTCGGCGGTATAGGCGCTGCAATAGCACCTGCCGGTCTGGCGCTGGGTGCGGCTGCGGCCGGGGTTGGTATCGCCGCAGCGCTGACGGCGGGCATCATCAGCAGGATCAAGAAAGACCAGAAGACCATTCAGACGCAGCTAGCTACGCTGATGAAGGTCAAGAACCCTACCGCTGACCAGAAAACGCAGATAGCGCAACTGCAACAGGAACTTGACCTGCTGAACCAGCAGGCGCAGGCATATGTTGCGGTGAGCAGTGCGGCAGGGGAGGTAAAAAACACGCTGCTGACGACGCTTACCGCGTCGCTGCAAAACAGCGGCATCCTGCAAAAGTTCACTAGTTCCCTGACGGCTGTGGGGTCGTGGATCAGCAGCCACCAGGGAATGTTCACGGCGTTTTTCGCAGCGGCGGCACCGTACGTGCCGATGCTGACTAACTTCTTCCTGCGGCTGGCGCAAACGCTGCTACCGCAGATCACCGCCCTCATGCAGCGAGTACAGCCCGCAGTGCAGAACGTTCTCAACTCGTTTATCGGGTTCGTGAAGTCGGGGGTCGCCGGATTCCTGACCCAGGTGGGTACCGGGGCCAGCTCGTCTGCGGGCGCGTTCGGGCACTTGCTGGTCGAGCTGAGCCCCTTGCTCCCTGCTATCGGCATCCTGGCTAACTTGCTGGCGGGGATGCTGAACCAGTTCCCGGCGCTGATTCCGCTCATCGGCGGGCTGCTCATTGCGTCCAGGGTCGCCAGCTCGGTTACTCTGCTTGGCAAGGCGTTCGAGTTTATCGTGTCGGTGATGAAGATTCTGCGAATCGCGTTCCTGACTAACCCGTTCCTCGCCATCGCCGTTGGCGTTGCTATCGTGGCGGTACTGGTCATCACGCACTGGAATACCGTAAAGAACGTGACGATTTCCGTCTGGAATGCTATCCGGGGCTTTCTGGCCGGTGTCTGGAACTGGATAAAGAGTGCCACGTCAGTAATCTGGAACGGCATCCTGGGTGTAATTCGTTTTGCGTGGAATACCATCAAGACGATCTTCTTCGATGCGACTGTCATTGGCCTGGTCCTCTCGCACTGGAACCAGATACGCAACGGCACCGTCGCGGTGTGGAATGCGGTTATCGGCTGGCTTCGCCGTATACCAGGCTGGATAGCGGGCATCTTCGGCGGTGCTCTTAGCTGGCTGGGCAACGCGGGCCGGAACATCATTAACGGCCTGGGCCGGGGCCTTACTGCGGCCTGGAATGTCGTGTGGTCGTGGGCTGGCCGTATTCACGGCTGGATAGCCGGGCTGTTCTCGTCGGCCGGGGCCTGGCTGATCAACGCAGGCAAGACGGTAATCGGCGGACTCGGGCGCGGCCTGGTGGCCGCGTGGAACACTATATGGAGCTGGTACACCCGCATAAGCGGCTGGATTATCGGATTCTTCCGCAGTGCGGGTGCGTGGCTGATCACCGCCGGGCGTGACGTCATCGGCGGACTAGGCCGTGGTCTCGTGGCAGTCTGGAATGCCACCTGGTCTTGGTTCTCTCGTATCAGCGGATGGGTCATCAACTATTTCCGCTCTGCCGGTAACTGGCTAATCACCGCAGGCAAGAATGTTATAGGCGGTCTAGGCCGGGGCCTGGTAGCCGTATGGAACACCACCTGGTCGTGGTTCACAAAGATCAGCGGCTGGATCGTAGGCGCGTTCAAAACTGCGGGCACCTGGCTGTTCAGCCACGGCAAGGATGTCGTCACCGGCCTGTGGAACGGCATGATGAATGCCCTCGGCAACGTCAATAGCTGGGTTAAGGCGCACATCTTCAACCCGATCGTCAACGCCGTCAAGGGGCTGTTTGGCATTCACTCCCCGTCTACCGTGTTCCACGGCCTCGGCGGCCACCTCGTAAACGGCTTCATCAATGGCCTTCTCAACGGCAACATCAGCGACATCATCGGCAAGGTGTTCGGCGGAATGCCGCAGGCGCTGAAATCGCTGCTTGACATGGGTATTGTGCATGTGGGGCAGTTCGGCAGCAAGGCGCTCAACGCGCTCAAATCCGTTGGCGGCGCTATCGGCGGTTTCTTCTCGAAGCTCATCGGCGGCGGCGGCAGCGGCGTCCAGCGCTGGGCCGGGCTGGTTAGCCAGGCCCTGGGCATGCTGCACATGCCTCAGTCCCTGGCAGGCCGGGTGCTCTACCAGATGCAAACCGAGTCGGGCGGCAACCCTAACGCCCAGAACAACACCGACATCAACGCCAAGAACGGCATTCCGTCCCAGGGACTGATGCAGGTCATCCCGCCCACGTTCGCCGCGTATCACGTTGCCGGTACCTCGTTCAACATTCGTGACCCGCTGGCCAACATCGCGGCGGCCATCAACTACGCCCGGTCCCGGTACGGCGCTTCTCTCGGCGCGCTGGGCAGCGGCCACGGCTACGCCAGGGGCACCAACCACGCCATGAGCGGCTGGGCGGTCGTCGGCGAGCAAGGCCCGGAGCTGGCCAACTTCCGTGGCGGCGAACGGGTCATCCCGAATAGCGCGCTCGG